TCCTTGCTTTACTAAGGTTTCTATTTCTTTTATCTGTTCTTGTGTTAAAAGTATTCCTGCTTTTTTCAAAATGTTAGCAGCTTTAAGTGGATCTGCTAATGCTTTTCCTAATACTTCTGCACCTTGCAGTGCAGTTCCTAATCCTGCAGCTTCAAAATCAAATGCTAATTTAACTGCTTGATTAAATGTTTTTGCATCTTTACCAATATCTTTAAATGCTTTAGCGAATAAACCTAACTTGGCTTGTACATCTGCAATAACATCATCATCTACACCTATTGCTAAACTTAATTTTTTGGCTTCTTCATTGATACTTCTAAATGCTTGTGTGCCTGTTAAACCTTGATTTCTAAAGATGGCTAGTAATCTATTTTGTGTTTTGATTGCTTGTTCACCTGCAGAAATAATTCCTTTTAATCCGCCTATTGCCTGATTAGCAACAAAAACTGCAAAAGTGGCTTTTGCTAATTTACCTAATCTGCTAAAGCCCTTGGTTAATTGTCCAAGGTTTTTATTGATATTTTTGGTAGCACCTAGTAGGGATTTGGCATTACCAATAAATGTTACTTGTGCTACTGCACCTTTAGCCATGTTCCCTATCTCCTAATGCATCTATAAATGCGTTGTATTCAGCCACTGTCAGTTTTTTTGCTTCTGAAGGTGACATTTGTGTTGCCAAACAAAACCTTGCGATTCTTTGTGCTGATAATTCAGCACCCATCATTTTTTTCCTTCTACATCCACTTCAATCAAGTTATTAATTTCAAGTAAAGGTGTTTTTCCTGCATCATCAAAGGTGAAATTTGGGTTAGTCCTTTTTTGGATTACCCAATTTAAAGCCTGAAGTAAAAGGGCTTTAGGTTTATCATCATCTGATAACCATGCAATTGGTGCATTAGCCTTCTTTTCAATTTCAGCCATTTCAGCCAAGGTAATATCTTCTAGTTTCATTATTTAATCCCATCCATAGTTTGATCTATAAGTCTTTGTATTTCTTGTGTGTAAATGTTTTTAACATCATCTGAATATTCATCCCTGATTTTTAATAACCAAGGGTTTGGTTCAATATTTCTTTTTTTCCATCCCCAGTGAATTACTGCACCATAAGGAACTGATTTTGGTGTTCCTGCTTTAATGGCAACAATATTTTTGGCTGTGGAAGCCTTGACAGTCCGTTGTAATTTTTGTTTTCTAACAGGTGTTCTTGCAATTGCAATAGGTAAGACCAAGGCAGAAGCCTTTCTAGTTGCACCTTTAAGATCTTGTGCATCTATTCCAGTCCTTTTTAAAGCTGAAAGTATTCTGTTCAGATTTTCAATTTTTACAACGGCTGACATGATTAAGGTGTTGTATCTTTTGTTGGTTCTTGGTCACAGTCCAAGCGGTATGAAAATGTGAATGTACTATCTGCAGTACCACCTACAGGTGGCTTTCCTTTTACAGAAACTGTCCCTGTGAAGTGTGGTTGTGATGCTGAAGCAGTTGCATTTCCATGTGGTTTAAACACATAAGGAATGTCTTCTGTTCCATCATTGTCCCAAATCCAAGACCAAAATGATCCTGCATCTGTACTTTGAATTGCTTCTATCTCAAAGAACCATTGTTTTGGTGGGGTAATGTCAGCGAATGTTCTAACTTCCCCATCTTTGTCTTCATTTGTAAGGGTGATTGAAGATGCATCCATAGCATAATCATCACCATCTACTGTAAGGACTAAATCCTTACCTTTAATTCTTGTGCTTGATGGCATATTTATTTCTCCTAAATTGTTATTTGTCCTGTAACACTGATCTTGGTTGCAAGATATTCAGCGTTTCCAGTGTTTAATGCGAAAGGCTGTTCAACACTTTGAATAGTCCAAGTTGCAGGTATTGCACCTATTGCAAGAACTATCGCATCATCCAAACTTTCTGTTGCTTTATTGTTTGAAGCAGTTTGTGCAATTACAGTTATTTCTAGTCCTACTTCAAAACTTGAAAATGTGTCCCCTTGTCTTACATAGACTGCATCAGGGGAAATAATTGCTAAAGGTGGGGTTATGCGTGGGGGAATGTAATATTCAGCCTTTATTCCTGCATCATCTAATGATTCTGCAAGATCATATTTGGCTTGTGTTAATACATTCATAATGGAAGTACATACCTTCTTAATAAGGCATATACAGGTGTCATTGGATCTCTTGCAATTCTGACAGGTGATCCATCATAACTTGTAAATTGTGCGATTCCATTTGGTGCAGATCTGCGGTGATAAAGTTCTGAACCACATTCTAGGTATGCCCTGTCCATTAATTTTTCAGGAACAACATCTGCATCTGCAAAATTGTTCACTAAATGGACTGATTCATCCCAACATGTTTCAACAAAAACATCATCACTATCTGTTGCACCTACATAAGATTTTAGATCTTCCCAAGTCATCATAACCCCTTAACTTTATTTAATTAAAATGTAATGCGACCAATACCATTAACATTGTTAAGGGTTGTAGCCATGTATCCATAAACTGCGAATTCATTAGTTAGGTTTGTTACATCATCCTGTGAAATACGGAATGGTGAACCTGCTGATTCCCAGTTAGTAATTGCCTGTGATGAACAGACATACATCTTTTCTGATGCAAGGTTTGGATCAACAATTACAGGAAGACCAAATAGATTTCCTTGTAATGTAGCAATTTGTGCAGTACCAAGATTATTTGTTGGATTTAAAGCTGCAAAAAGTGGGCGATCTACGCCATCAACTAATCCAACTAAATCTTTAAATACATCACCTGAAACAAGTACAAAGTTAGCCTGTAAGCCACCATACTTGTAAATGTGAACTGCTAAGTCTGCTACTGCAGTTAAATATGCCTGTGCTGTACCTGCGGATGCAGATGCGTTTCCATAGTTAGCATCTTCTGCAGTTAGTACCGCTAAACATTCCTGATCTGTCTTTTTAGCATATGCAATTGATTGAAGTCTGAAAAGGGCATCAATATATGATGGGTCTGATCTTTCAATTAATTGGCGTGATACCTGATTAAATCCACCAATAGTTTTTACTGAAGCATTTCCTGAACCAATTGTCATTTCAGTATTGCTTAGTTCATCACCTTCAGCAGATTGAACTGCAGTGGTAGGAACTGCTGTGACTTTTGGAAAATATACTGACATTCCAGATGCAGGAAGTGATGCAGTGCTAAACGCATTAACCGCAGGTCTTCCTAAGTCAATAATTCCTTGAATTTCATTTGTCCATTGTGGTCTTACAACGCTTGATGCATCACTGACTGTAGTTAATGCACGATAAAGTGTTTGTGATTTCTCATCACCTGTTACCAAACCTTTTACATATTCACCATATGATCTGACTGAATATGTGGCAGGGGTAGCAATTTTTGTAGTTTCTACTACTGCTAATCTACGATCTAAGTCATCAATAGCAGGTTTCAAATCTACAGTTTCTGTAATTTGTGTTTCCATATTTTGTGTTTCTCCTAAATTGTTTTCAGTAGCCTGTTCATTTCTGATTTCAGTTACTACCGCCCCTTCATAGGCAGGTAATGCCACTAGGGATATTTCTTTCAAGTCAATCTTGCTTCTTACTACTACATCACCATCAAGTGCATGTTCAATAGGTACGAATCCGACTGAAAAACTTCTTATGACACCATCTTTTACTAATTCCCACGCATCTTGACCTGATCTTGTGTCACTAATTTTTGCAGTGATATGTAATCCATCTGCTTGGTCATTTAGCTTTAAAACCCTACCGATAGGTTCATTGTGGTTTAGAAATAATTTTGGCAACTTGTTAGTCACCACTGAATTAGGGCTGAATTTTTCTTTCATACGCCCAATTTGTGTTACTTCATTATAGGGAACGGCAATCCCTGTTACTTCACGATTTTCTTCATCCGTATTGCGGATTTCAAATTCTCTATGTTCCAGTTGCATTGTTTGTATTCTCCGTAGAATTATCAGGTGTTGTTACTTCTAAAATTCCCATTCCTTCTAATTCTCTTACTTCATTAATAGTCATCCAACCTGCATTTAAAGCAGTGCTGTATGCGTTGTATCTTGTTAGCGTGTCACCCCTAAGAAATGCATCCAAACTAAATTTGGCACTTACACCTTTAGGTAACAGGCTTGTGAACGCATCTTCTATCACACCAAAGTAAGACATAAGCGTGAAATTCACGAATGCCCTATTTACTGTTTCTAGGTTTGCGTAAGTTTGGCTATCCCCACTTGATGCAAGTAAGAAACTTGCAGGGACACCAAAAATTCTACTTATATCTTGTATTGAAAATGATCTTGCTTCTAACCATTGTAAATCTTTAGGTGAAAGGCTTAATTGTTGGTATTCAAGACCATTAGAAAGAACTGCAGGCGTATTTTTCTGTTGGGTTGCAACAAATCTTTCCTTTAATTCTTCCGCTTGATCTCCATTTAAATGCTGTTCTGTAGATAGTATTCCTGAAGGAACTGCACCATCTGAAAAGAATTCTGTTGCATAATTTCTTATATCAATTGAATTTTGTATATCTAATCTTGCAGACTGAATTGCACCTAGACCAGTAGGTCTTCCTGCAATATCACAAAGCTTTAAATGTTGTAAGTTGTAGGGATCAATTACCTGTCCTGCATATGAATATCTAAGACTATTGTCATGTAATACTTCTATTGATACCTGCCCAACAGGAAGTATTTCTATATTTACAGGAGAACCATCTGCCTTGCGTGTGACATACCAGTAGGCATTTCCATCTAACGCAAGGCTAGTGGCAGTCCTGAAAAGAAAACTTCTCTGACTTGTTCCAAGTGTTGGTTGGGCAATAAATGGTGGGGTAGATATGGGATTAACACCATTTCTAAATACTTGCACAGGACACTGTGAAACGCTTGTTGCAATAATGTTTATGCAACGATAAACCGCACCTAGTGATAGGGCAGAATCCATTGTTACTGTAGATATATTCCTAGAAGGGATTAATGCCTGAACATTTCTAACTTCAGGCACTACAGTTTTTCTATTAAATAAATTTGTAAATATTCCCATATTGCTATCTCCTATTATACCTTTGTTTTATTTCTAATTTAGAAAAAATTAATGCACCATGGGTTGTTTGAAGATTTCTTGATCTGATCCCCAAATTGCCATGACAGTTGCAATTGCACCATCCATGTCAGTGATGCTGTCTTTTCTAGTTAAACGCCATGAATCACCAATATTTTTTCTAATTCCGTTGATAATTTGTTTAGTTATTAATGGATCATGTGAATGTTTGATTTTTCTATTTACTATGTTTGCAAAAACCATATTTGATGCCTGAACATGGTCTTTAAGGGACATTTGTATGACATTTATCCCCCTTTGTTTTAATTCAAAGGCTATTTCTGCATTTATGTAGCCATCTATGGCAAAAATTGCTTGGTGTTTTGAAGCTAGTTTTGTGCAGACTTCTATAATTTTTTGCTTGTCAGGTCTTGCTATATCTGCAACAAGTTCAGTCACATAACCATCTTCAGTCTTTTGTGCCACTACTACTGTGGCGTGATCCCATGAAATAGTCCTATCTAAGGCAATACAGACAGGTTTTGTCTTATCTACTTCCCCATTTTCCAAACCTTCCCATAATCCGCTTGGAATCCAGTTATCAGATGAAGCCACAAATTGATTTAGTCTGTAACGCCTTGCATCATTTTCAGGCATAGTGGCTATTTCAGTTTTTACATTTGTCCACTGCAATAAGCCCTGTACTAAATTGGGATTAGCAATTTCCAAGGCTTCTTTGTCATCAATCTTGCAACCTGCAGGGGCTTCCCAAACAAAGAATCCAAACCTTTCTAAATCAGGGTGTTTATCTACTGCTAATTGACCTTTTGCATAAAGATTTTTTAATAATTCAGAATTATCATCACCTGCAGTTGTAATTCCTATGACAATTCCATCATTTCTAGTAGCACTTCCTAATGCCATGGCTGTCCATAGATCAGGTTTTCCAACATGTAATTCATCAAAAATCACCATAGAAGGGTGCATTCCTTGGGCTGAAGTAGCCCTGTTTCCCATCACTATGTACCTTCCTGTTCCATCTGCTGTGTAAATACCCCTGCCTTCTGTAGCCTTTTTAAATCTTGGTTTTAAATACTTACTGTTAAGAATCTGATTAAGAACGCTTCTATAAACAATATTCGCCTGATCTGTACTAGAAGCCACTGATATGACTTCAGCACCATCTTCATGTGCAATCAAGCCATAAAGTGCGAATAATGAACCAAGAAGGCTTTTTCCATTCTTTCTTGGAATAGAAATAACTACCTGTTTGTATCTAAGCCTTCCTGCCTTTTCAGGATCAGAATGGTCTTTTGGATACCTTTCAAGAACTGCCCTGATTAGCCACTTCTGCCAATCAGTAAGAACTAACTTTTCATTCTTCCTTTCAGGAATCCTGATAAAGGTTTCTGCAATTCCAATTACTGTGTCACCTGAAGTAAAAAAAGCTTCAGATAAAGGCTTGGTGTACCTAGTTGGAAGCCACTTCATTTGACCTTAATTCTGTTAAGAAATCATCTACTAAGTCAGTCTTTTCCTGTTGCCTTGATCCATACAACAGTCCTAAGTTCCCAAGTAGTGAAATTAATACAGGGGCGATTTGATGGGTTCTGTTTTCTTGCATTACCAATTGCTTGGCTAAATGAATAGCCAATAGTGCAGAACCTTGATCTGCTTCCCCTAACCATTCTGCAGATTTGACTGCATCTGCAATTGCAACATCTAAAGATTTTTCTGAATCAAGAAATGTTT